ATGACTTTTGGAGCTAATGACGGAATTTTCATCTCAGGTATATACGAGGCGGTAACATCATGATATTCGAATTTAATCCACAATTTCCAGATGCAACTAATGAGCAAAAATGGGAGCAGATCAAGCTTTGGCGTAATGCAGAATTAGCGCGCACAGACTGGACAATGCACACAGATGCTCCGACAGATAAAGAAGCGTGGGCAACTTATCGCCAAGCTTTAAGAGATCTTCCAGCCCAAGGCGGAGAAGCGGAAGCCGCAATCTTCCCAGTAGCTCCATGACTTATCCAATCGGAACAGCTGCGGCCGTCGTAGAAGTAGCACTGGCCGAAGTCGGGACAGTCGAAGAAGGCGATAACTTAACCAAGTACGGAAAATTTACTAAGGCCGACGGTTTACCTTGGTGCGGATCGTTCTGTAATTGGGTATTCCACACAGCGGGCGTAAAGATTCCATCGATGGTCTCCACAGCCGCAGGAGCGCATAAGCTTAAAGAAGTAAGCCGCTTCGTAACGGTAGAGCCGAAAATCGGCGATCTTGCATTTATGGACTTTCCGCATGATGGCGTCGACCGTATTAGCCACATCGGAATCGTCGTAGGAGTTAAGTCGAAGACAGTTATCACCATCGAAGGCAATACTTCGGGAACTGGCGATCAGCGTAACGGCGGTATGGTCATGATTAAAGAGCGGGCATTCGGGAGCGGTAAAGAGATCGTAGGCTTCGGACGACCTAAGTTCGTGGCTTATGCTGGCGATTATCCAGTCGTCGAAGTACCTACTCAGTCGGCAGCGAAGCCGAAGATTAAGGAGAAGAAAGATGGAAAACTTAAAAGCGTTACTCGCAAGCTGGGCGCGTAGCTTCTTAGCTGCGGGAATTGCCGTTTACATGGCTGGAGTTACAGATCCCAAGGCGATCGGCATGGCGGGCCTTGCCGCCGTTCTGCCCGTAGTCCTACGCTGGCTAAATCCTAAAGATTCAGCTTTCGGGTTACAGGGGAAGTGACTCGGAAACTACTTGCGGGAAGTCTGGCCCTAGTCCTTTCGGTCGGGCTTTCCGCTTGTGGTTATCAGGGTTGGGTTCGCTATGAATGCCAAGAATACGAGAACTGGCAAAAGCCAGAATGTCAAGAGCCACAATGTATCCCTACTGGAACATGCACTCGCGATCTCCTTGGAGAAGAAGCTCCACAGACCAGCTCGACGCCGTAGCCCAGAAGAAGTACACGCGACTTTAATTCTTATCATCGGCTCGACTTTAGCGGCCGTCTTCTTGATCGTAACGCTTGGCATTACTTACGCGCTTATTTTCGTTACACAGCCCATCGGTAATCAAGCTCCAAACGACGCGGCCTTTATTGATCTTCTAAAGACTTTAGCCATCTTCTTAACTGGATCACTGGGCGGAGTGCTGGCGGGTAATGGGTTAAAGTCCAAGCCAAAGCCAATCGACACGCCGACAACTACGCGGGAATCTTGACCTAGACGCGTTCTTGCTTCACTCTTTACATAGGGAGCGCGAATGTCGCTTCCAGTATCGGGAGCAAGTAATGAACGAATTATCTATCGTCGTAGTTATGTCTATAGCTGCGCTTTTATGGGCCACTATGACCTATTCAGTCGGTTATCGTGAAGGTGAGCGACGCGGTTATGCCCGCGGTCGAGCTGTATCTCGTCACGCAGCTAAGGAAGTGAAGTAATGAGCTTCTTAGACAATTACGAAGATGTTGCGGCCAGAATCGCCCGCCTATGGGCTACACACCCTACAGCTAGAGTCCAGACGAACATCGTGGATTTTAACGCCGAGAAGGGTTATGTCCTTATCCAAGCCCAGATCTTTCGCGAGTACGAGGATCTACAGCCATCGGCCACCGATTACGCGTTCGGTAATGTTGCAACTTATAACATTAACATGAAGAAGTTCTTCGTCGAGGATACTGTTACATCAGCTATCGGAAGAGCTATCGGTTTACTTCTTGGAGCAGATAAGCGTCCTACCCGTCAGGACATGGAGAAAGTCGAGACCATTAGCGCGAAGGTTGCTAACGCAACAGCCGACGATTACGATCCATGGACGCAGAAGTTCGGAGAAGTGCCAAGCTTTAAGACGGCGGAAGAAGCCGAACAGAGCGGCATTCCTAGCCTTGGATCATCGATGGACGAGATCGCTAAGCAGCTAGGCGGAGAGTTACTTCCAGAAGCTCCACAGTGCAGCCATGGACATCGAATCTTTAAGACTGGCGAAGCTAAAACTGGTAAGGCTTGGGGCGGGTGGTTCTGCGTCGAGAAGACTAAAGCGACCCAGTGTTCGCCGCTCTGGTATGTCTTAGCCAGCGATGGCAAGTGGAAGCCACAGGTTTAAATATGAGCGACTTCGATCTAAAGAAGATTTACACATCGCCAGACGGAAAGATCTACAGCTTTAGCGGATACGGTGGCGTCGAGAATTGCTCCGACTGTGACGACTTCACGCAAGTAAACGAATACGACAGAGAGGACGGTCTAGTCGTCTTCTTCTGTAAGAAGTGCGAAGATCGGTTACATCTATGAGCGACTTAATCGAGATTATCTATCCGCAATCTATGACAGCCAAGCTTCTACAGAATGGCGAAGTAATTGCAGAATACAAGATCGAACAGTGCGACAGCTGCTCCAGATTAAAGAAGCTGGACGCTTTCGGTTATACCAAGGGCCAAGGCGGAGAAAAGTTAACTTGGCTCTGCGGTGACTGTAGATGAAGGTTAAACCGACGATCGAAGATAAGGTCTTAGCTCATACAGTAGCTCTAGAACGAATCGCCCAGATCCAAGGTCACGCAGACGCTTCGAGCAGATACGACAGAGAACTCGGCTTCCATGATTATGTCGCGCAAGTGGCCGAATCAATCGTGGCCGAGATTTTAGTCGCTCGTTACTTAGGCTTTATCGACTTCGATCCAAGGTCTTCACAATTTAAGAAGACGGCAGATGTCGGAAGCTTTATCGAAGTGAAGTGGACGCGTTACGATTCCGGACAGCTCATTATCTACGAGAATGATCGCCAGAGTGATGTCGCCGTTCTAGTCGTAGGCACTAGCCCGAATTACAGGTTAGCGGGCTGGATACCCGTAGCCATGGCCAAGCGTCCACGATACAAACACGCTAAGCAGCCTACTTGGTGGGTCACACAACAGAATCTACAGCCGATCGAGAATCTTAAAGGGAGTAACTATGGACAAGCTGCGCTATAAATGCCGAATGTGTAAGAAGGACACAGAACAGTTAATTCGTGTAATTACAGATAATCTTCCAGAGAATGTAAAGACGATCCAGTGCTGCGTCTGCTCGACTATGACGGTGGCACTAATTGGAGAAGCTAATGGCGACCTATGATTATCGCTGCGAAGTGTGCAGTAAAGAGCTAGAAGTACAGCGTCCCATCGAGGACACACTGGCCAGAGATCCTTACTGTCCTAATTGCACTGTACCTATGAAGCGCATTTACTCGCTTGGTGGAATCGTGTTTAAGGGTAAAGGCTGGGGCGGTAAGCCATGAAGTTATCCACAGATGTTATCCACAGGCTGTGGGAATCGCCCAAGAACACGCTCATTACACTGTTAAACTTGACAGTCTCGGTACGCTGTTATCGCTTAAAGCGAGCCGCTGTGGCGGATAGCTCGCTAAGGCGAATACAGCTATCGGCCAAGCTCTATGCTCTTACGGCTCTGCTATTAACAGTAAGCATTCCAGAAGCAACAGCTAAGAACTATTCCATAGATTATCTAAAGCTCTACTCTCATAGTCGAATCTTGGACTATAAAGAGTTCCAATGCTTTAACAGAATCATTACTAAAGAATCTCGCTGGAACTACTTAGCTAAGAACGGTAGTCACTTCGGACTAGGCCAGATGAGATCCAAGCATTACAGAGATCTCGATCCATTCAGACAGATAGACGCTACTCTTAAATACATTACGAATCGTTATGGTAGTAACTGTAAAGCGTGGGCATTCCATCAAGAGAGGAACTATTACTAATGACTCTACACTCACAGCGTAAGAGCAACTCGACACAGTGGAAGAAGCTTCGTCTTCGTATCCTTAACCGCGATGGCTGGATCTGCTTCTGGTGTGGAATGGAAGCCAATACATGCGACCATGTAATCCCAGTAGCAAGGGGCGGAAGCGATGACCCAGATAACCTAGTAGCTGCGTGTAAACGATGTAACTTCTCACGCCAAGATCGACTACCCGAAGAGATGGACATGATTAAAACTAAGAAGGCTGGTCTTTTTTTAGATGGGAGTTCCAC